CTTTAGGGGTTGGTTTGGGTTCGACAATTAGCACGATGATTATGTTTGGGCTCCTTCCACAGAAGCCCAATAACGATCTCACAGCTGAATTTTTCAAAGTCTTGCCAGAAAACCCCACAAAAATCGCCTCTTCGGTGAGTGTTTTGGAGTATGTATTTAAGACGCTAGACTGGATTGTTGACTGTGTGTGGCCTGCCCTAAGTACTGGTGATTTGTCTTTGTTGATTTCGGACAAGAGTGTGGAAGCTTTGAATGCCTCCTATCGTGTGTGTTTGGACGCAGTCCAACGTTCCCTCGTTGGGCAGATGGATAGTGTTAAAGAGATGTATGGTTTGGGTTCAGATGCAGAAATATTAGTGTACTTGCAAAAGTGCAAGTGCTCACGAAGAATATGTGAAGCGTTTGAAACCCAAAGACAACCGAAGGGTTGAGATACAACAAAGGTTGATCCGTCTGGACAAAATTGTCAGCGACTTCACAGCATCTTGGCACGACAAAGGCTTGCGTGTAAAGCCTTTCACATTTATGATTGTAGGTGGAAGTTCAGTGGGGAAGAGTACATTGGCCGGATTGATTGCGCACGTGATTGCAAAAGTAAATGGCTTTCCAGAAGGGAAAGAGTACAGTTGCACGTTGAATGGCAACGATAAATTTCAGTCAGAATTTTCTTCAAAACATGTCCACGTGCTGTTTGACGACGTTGGCAATGCTCGGCCAGAAGTTTCCGAAGGGAACCCGAGCACATTAATTGTTCAGTTTGCGAACAACATCCATACTTCTGCCTTGAGTGCGGAGTTGGAGAAGAAAGGGAAGAACGATATTCGTGTGAAAACATTAGGGATAACTTCCAATGTTAGAGATTTGCATGCGGGTTACTGGTCCGTTAATGCAGCTTCGATCATGAGAAGGATAGACCTGGTGGTGGAAGTTCGCTTGAAGCCAGATTCTGTTGGTCCAAATGGCGGAATTCATCCCCGATTCGCAAACGATCCGCAACCCGATGCTTGGGACATAGATCTGTACACAATACAAGTGGTGCGGAGCACACAAGACAACCTAGCAGACACATGGTTTCGCAAGCCTGTGTTTGCGGATGCGTCCAATCCATTTTCTACAAAAGTTCGCACGGTGAGTGTGGTCGAGCTTATTGACTATTTGAGCGAGGTCACACCCAAACATTTTGCCACACAGGATGTGTTGGTGGATACGTCATGTGAATTGCACCTAAAAGAACATTGTGTGCAACACCCTTTGTTCACCGTACCTTGCAAGAAATGTGTTGTTTGTCCCGATGATGGATTTGAACCCATGGAAAAACAAACAGGCAGAAGCAGACTCCCCGAGTTGGATGTTTTCTTTCTGAACAGAGATTTGTGCGTTTTGGACGCTTTGCCACGAGTTGGCGAGAATGAAGAATCTTCTTCACTTACAATAGTGCAGCGCATCCAACATCTTAGCTCTTTG